GCCGGAGTCCTGCTCCGGGTCAGCCGTCGAGATCGTTGTCTCTTCGGGCGTCTGCTCCCGCTGCCCAGCAGCAGGGAAAATCAGACAAGCTCTGAATAGAGCAATTTCCGTGGTCTGGGCTGAGTTCCCCCCTTCAGAGGGGGGGGTCACGCCGCCACTACCAAGGGCCTTCCGGGCCCCTTGGGGAGATTGCTCTGTTCTCAGAGAATGGTGGTCGGGTAGGAAGGCCGACCTCCTTGAAGGGCGTAGTGAAATAGAGTTCCGGACTCTACGTCAGACGTTGAAGAGCTGTGATAGGTTCTTTGATATCGACTGCGTTCCTTGTGATAGGAAGTCAGCTGCCAAAGCTCGGCTGGATTGGCGACGGAGGGTCGCTGCGGATCCAGGCTTTGACCCTGCTGCTCCTACGAGCTGGAGCGAGGAACCTATGACGGAGCTCGTCCGAGAAGTTCGCCAACTTCTTGGCCGTCATTGGGCGAAGGGTATAGATAGCTACCGTATTGGTCTGGTACCGGATCAGAACGGTTGTCTGGAGCTATCTAGGAGTAAGGGAGGAACCTTAGGGGTTGGTGATTCCGATGTGTCTTCTGATACCTATGGTCTTAGAGTAGCCGTTGCTAAGACCAAAGGGAAGCATCGGGTTGTTACTATGCAATCCGCTAAGGTTAAGGAGATCCTTCGTCCCGTACATGATTGTCTCTACGATTTTTTGAGTCGTAGTAGGTGGCTAGTACGGGGTACGGTAACGAAGGAACATATCCGTCAAGTGGTAGACGGGCGTATGGAGGGCGATGACTTTATCAGCGGGGATTACTCCGCGGCCACTGATAATATTTACCTAGAGGTAGTTCAGGCTATCTCGGAGGTCATCGCCTCTTCTCCTTATCTCTCTACTGAGGAGTCTGAAGCTGTCCTAGGAAGCTTTAGAGCCGAAAACATGCATTGGGTCTCCTCTAGCGGTCTGTCACACGCTATAAAAAGAGGCTCGATGCAGGGGAATTTACTTAGATTTAACATGCTCTGTCTCCTCAACAAGGCGTGTTATAACATGGCGTGTTCCATTCGGCGCAAGAGGGATCGGAAGTTAAGGCTTGAGCTGGCCATTATCAATGGAGACGATATCGCTTTTGCAGGCGATATGGCCTTCTATGAGGATTGGGTTCTTGTCACTTCCACCTTTGGGTTGTCGGTAAACCATGAGAAGACTGGGGTTAGTAAGCTCTTCATCGAGCTGAACAGTCGGTCCTTTTGCGTCCTTCCAGGAGGACGTATTAGGTCTGTCAGGAAGCCTGTTCTTTCGTGTCTCATGGTGGATGATGATCCCTCTTGCCTCCTTAGCCGTATAATCGACGGGCTCTCGGTACTGAGCGC